CCGGCCTTGGTGCAAGCAGGCTTGGCGTGGCCTGATTTTGCGTGGCCTGGGCAAGCAAAATCTGCCCGCGGCCGCTCGCCGGCAAGCCGCCGAGTCCGGCAGTCTCGCCGGAGAAGCACGTCTGCGGGTGAGCCTGCACCGCGCAGGCCAGCACGAACGCCACAAGGGTCGGTTTGTTCATGGTGCTCCGACCTGCATCAACACGAGCGTCATTTTCGCGCGTTCATATCGACGACGGAGCCATCGGAAACTACGGAGATGGTCTACAGATGCAAAGATTCGTACTGACAGGGGCACCCGGCGCGGGAAAAACCGCGATCATCCGTCAGTTGGAGCTCGATGACTTCAGCATCGTCGAAGAGGCGGCGACCGACGTCATCGCGCTGGCACAGGCGCAGGGCATCCCCGAGCCATGGACGCACGCCGCGTTCATCGATTCAATTACCGCGCTGCAGAAGCAGCGGCAGATCCGCGCTGCAGACGAGACCGTCATTCAGTTTCACGATCGATCGGTCATCTGCACGGCGGCGCTCGCGGACTATCTCGGACACCCGCGTTCCGATGCTCTGGCGCGTGAGCTGAAACGCATCGAGACCGAGGCCATCTTTGCGAAACGCGTTTTCTTCATCCAGAATCTCGGCTTCATCGCGCCGACCGACGCGCGCCGGATCAGCTTCGAGGATGCGCTACGCTTCGAGCGGCTGCATGAGGAGACTTACCGCAGCCTCGGTTTCGAGATCGTTCCCGTTGCGCCGGCAACGCTGGCGGACAGGGTCGATGCAATCAAGCGCTGCGTTGGGTCGGTGTGAGGCCCCGCGCTCTACCGCGTCACGTCGATGGGCGCGCAATTGGTGCGGCCGGACATGAGACAATCCTGCAGCCGCGCCGAGCTCCATAACGTGCGCGCCAGCACGAAGCCGACGACCATGAGCAGGATGACCGCGCCGCCTGCGATCAGCGCCTGGCGGCGACGAACATTCGCGGCCTCATCTTGATCGTCGTGACCCCCTTGATCGCCGTCGGACATCGCCGCTCCTACTGCATGAACTTGTTGAACAGGTTGCCGCCCAGCGTACCGCCGCCGGACACGCCGAGGCCGAGCACGCCGGTCCCGAGCCCCCAGAGATTGGCCGCGCCGGAGAGATTGCCCAGCGCCGCGTTGGCATTGGCGTTGCCGATCGACGTGTCGCCGCCGTAATAGGCATTGCCTTCGCCCATAGAGCTCGCATTCTGCTGGTTGCCGAGATTGCTGTACAGCGATCCGATCCCGCTCGCCGCATTGCCGGCCGCACCGAGATAAGGCTGCAGTGCGTTGACGTAGCTGTTCCAGTTCTGATTGAGCAGTCCGCTCTCGTAATTGGCGAGATCGAGGTTGGTTTTCCCCGATGCGAGCTGGCCGCTTCGCGCCTGATTGGCGTCGACGGTGTTCTGGATCTGCTGCTGCGCGAATTGCAGTCCGGGATTGTTCTGGAACGCGGCCATGGCGGCCGCATTGCCGGTGGCGCCGTTGAGGCCGAGCGCGTTGCCGAGCGCCGTCGTGCCTTGCGAGGCGTTGGCGTAGTTCGACAGGAAGGGTTGCAGTCCGGTCATGTAGTCGGTCTGCAGCGCGTTGCGGCCCTGCGCAAACCGATTGCTCAGATCAGCGAGGCCCTGATTGATGCCGCTGGTCTGCGCATCGGCGGCCTGCTTCTGCGCATTGTTGGTGAAGATGTCGAAGGGATTCATCGTCGTGCTTTCGTGATTGAACGATCAACTCGCTCGGCGCCCTGTTTAGGCGTTCCCTCCCCCCTTGCGGGGGGGGTGGCGGCGAACTCGGACTCGCAGATGTTGCGTGTTCCGTAACTTGATTGGGGCTCGCGTGCTCTCGCGAGGTCGCGCTACGGTGAGCGCAGAATTCGGAACCACCCCCCTCCCCGCCCTCCCCCGCTTAAGCGCGCTCACGCGCGTCTTCGACGCGCTATGGGGGGAGGGAGCAGCCTGAGTTTGCCGCGCGACCTGAACCCGCCGGCCACCGCAACGCGATCGCCCCACCCCTACGGCCCCCATGCCGCGACCGCCAGCGCCTGCGTGCCGCCCATCGCCACGCCGACCGACAGGATCTGCGCGCTTTGGATCTGCGCGCTGGCCATGCTCGCTTTCGGATTGATCAGCGAGAGATCGACATCGTCGGTCAAACCGCTCCACGCCGCCGGCAGGCTGCCGGGACTGGAAAAAACCGCCGCGATCACGACCGAGCCGCCAGGCACGGTCAGGCTTGCGGCGCTCGTGCCGGTCGCCGCTGCGGCCGGCGTGAGCAGGCCGTTGCCGGTCATGCTGTAAAGCCCGAGCGCGAAGTCCCAAGACGGGCCCGTTGCCGAGATGGTCACGGCGCCGCTCGTGCCGGTCGGGACCAGGGCAGCCCAGATGCTCGCATGCGAGAAGCCGTTGTTCGCGGGTCCGGCAACCTGCGTCGCCGTCGTGCCGCCGATGGTGACGGCGGTGACCGTCTGACCGACCGCGCCGCCGGCGATCGCGGTCACGAGGGTGCGGTCGGGCGCCTCGGCGCCGAAGGCGAGGCCGGAGAAGGTGAGCGGCGGTGCGACCGCGACGACCGCGGCGCCGGCAAGAAACGCGCGTTTGACTTGGACCCCGCCGGGGAAAGGCGCGCCAAACGCCATCATTGCAGCGCCTTGATCAGATAGGCGCTCGCGCCGCCGGCAAAGCCGTAGATGAACACGACGAACTGGTGATCCCCGGTGGTGTCGAGGGAATCGCCGGCCCAACTCTTGGAAAAGCCCAAGAACGTGATCGCGCCGGCCGCCGCGCCGTTGGTGATCAAGAGCTCGAGGTCGCCGACCTGCGTGCTGGCGGCGAGGGTAAACGCGCCGTTGTTGAGGAGCTTCTGTTTGAGATTGTCGGACGGCCTCGGCGTGACCGTGCCGCCGGCGACGGTGCCGAGATCGAAGGTCTGCTCGTTGAAGCCACCGACGAGCGTCTGATTGCCGGCGACGCTGAGCACGGCGTTGCCGCCGACCGACAGCGCGGGAAAATCTCCGCTCCGCGCCATCGCGTCGAGCTGCGCCAGGTATTGCGCATAGCTTTGCGAGACCTGTCCGTCCTTGGTCGCGAGCTGCACCGTCGGTGCCGGCAGCGGCGGCAATGCCATGGCTTACGCTCCGATCTCGCGCGGGTCGCTCGACTGCGTCGCCTGCAGGAACGCGGTGTAGACGGGATCGCTGACGTCGATGCGCCAGCGGCATCCCATCGGCCCCGACAGCCCCATGCTCTTGACCGACGCGCGCTGGCGCAGCGCCTTCGATTGCTGTCCGAGCTTGCGGATCAGCGGGTTGCCGAAGCTGATCCCACCGTCCTTCGACAGCGAGATCGCCACCGACGGATCGATCACGTTCACCGGACTGGTGACGTCGGTGACCGCGCCACCGGAGACGTAGGCACGGGCGAAAGTCGTTCCCTGCAAGTCGAGATGGGCGGCATCGACTATGGCGGCGAGAAAGGTCCCGTTGGCCTCGGTCGTGCCGGACACGCCCACCACGTTCACGGTGTCGTTCGTTTGCATCTGCGCCGTCGACATCACCTGCAGCCGGACGGCGCCGTTCGTTCCCGCGCTCGCGCCCAGCACCGGCGTTGTGACATTGGCGACGGCGACGCCCACGCCCATGTCGAAGTCGAAATCGGCGCGAGCGATGCGGATCTGATTGGGAAAATCGCGCACCGGGCCGCTTTCCATGCGGAACAGCTGCACGGCGCCGTTCTCGGTGAAATTGGTCGAATCGATCCAGAGCAGATTGCCGCTCTGCACGTCGCCGATCAGCCATTTTCCGAATGCCGGATGGCCCCCGGTCGCGCGCCAGCGCCCGAACAATCCGCTCGGCCGCAGCGACCAGCGCTCGTTCCACTTGGTTGTTGTGAGGTTGAACTCCCACGACCACGCCGGCGACGACAGGCACCAGAATTTCTTGCCGGCGAAGGCGTAGCAGGAGGCTTCGAGCGTGTTTCCCGCCCTCACCTGCGCCTCGATCAGGCGGTCAAGGTCGGGCGGCGACACCTTGACCGGCTTCACCGCGCCGGGGGTCGCCCAATAGACGCCGAAATCCTGCGCCACCCACATCAGCTCGGAAAATCCGACTTCGGAGCCAGCGATGGCACTCGCCTGGGCCAATCCGTATTCGATGACGGCCAGGCGACCGTAGGGAAATTGCGGCGCGACCCCGGCGACGTCCTGCCAGATCTCGCAGTGCCCCGTGGTGAACAGCCAGAGCCAGCCGTTGTAAGCGATGCCGCGCAGCAGCGTCACGTCGGATTTCGCCTGCGCGGTGATGAAGGTCTGTGAATTGATCGTGCCGACGGAGTTGAGCGGCGAGGCAAAGCAGCGCCCGTCGCCGATGGTGTAGAAGAAATAGCCGTCCTGAAAGCAGACGCTGTTGGGCTGCGGAAGATTGCCGCCGCCGTTGTAGAGCACGGGCGCGGCCGGCGCGCCGGCATTGGTCAGGAGGTAGGCGCCGTTGTCCACGTCGACCGCGACCACGTCGGCGCTCGGGTTGGTCTGGTTGCGCGCGATGGAGACTTTTTTCGCCCCCGGAAGAATGCCGAGCAAGGTCGTGACGCCGGCGCTGTTCACGATGTACGCGTTCGACCACACCTCGAACGACAGGTTGTTCACGATCAGCCCGCCGCGATAGGCCGCGGTCTCGCTCGTCGTCGCGTGCAGCGAGAGGCCGGGGCTGCGCCGCCACACCTGCCGGGCCGGGCCCGTCGGTTGCTGCGGATCGTCGAGCGGCTCGGAATAGGTGTTGATCAGACGTCCCGCGCCCTCCTGCGGATTGGCGCCCGGGAACGACGAGAGCGGAAACGGAATCTGGCTCGGCAGACGCGTCGGCATCAGAAATAGTCCACCAGCAGCACCTCGCCCGTCGGACGCGCGCGCATCATCTGCTTGAGGGAGAGCGCGGCGGCGCCGCTGCCGGGCGGCACGCCCAGCCCTTTTTGCGTGAGCTTCATCACGTCGTCCGGCGTCGCGCCGAACTTGCTCGCGCATTCGCCCGCCACGATATCGGCGAGATCCGCGAACCAGGCGCCGGGAATGGCATTCACGTCGGCGACGGTGACGATCTCGAGCGCGGCGATCTTGCGCATGATGGCGTCGAGCTTTTCCGCGACGTAGTTGGTGTCCTCGGGATCGACCGGTTGCCCGGCGCCGAGCACGCCGAGATTGGCCAGCGCCTCATTAATGAGATCGGTCGCGGTGCGGTATGGGGAGGGCATGGGTGTGCTTCTCGGTGAGTCGATTCACAACTATCCACGTCATGGCCGGGCTTGACGCCCGCAAGTCGGATGTTTCCGACTTGCGGTCTCGCTTAATCGCGCGGAAGTCGGGAACACCCGACTTCCGATGCCATCCACGCCTTTCTCTCCGAGTGTGTCGCGAGACGTGGATGGCCGGCATCGCAGACAAGTGTACGCAGTCTGCGCAAGCTTGACTGCGGGCCGGCCATGACGAGGAGAGGGCGGAGGCGAACGACGTATGGTGGGTGCGGCGAATGCGACTGGTGGAGCGTGACGGGGATGCGAGGATTCGCAATCCCTCACCCGGCCCCCTGCGCCTTCACCTGATCGCGCCGTGCCTCGAAGAAGGGTCTGAGATACGCGATGTCCTTCTCGTCGACCCCGCATTGTCCGCGCAGCGCGGCTTCCGTGTCCCAGCGCGTATCCATCACCGCCGCGTCGGTCGAGTTCGCGATCCACGCGATCGCGTAGCCGCGATATTCGTCGTTGCTCGTCGGCACGCGCGCGGTCGCGACCTTGCGCGCGGCCTGCACACCGTCGACCGAGAACGACGGGTTGCCGCGCGCAAGCTCGACCAGCGACACGCGGGTTTCGATATTGCGGCTCTGCACCGTTCCGTCCGCCAACGCATGCTCCTTGCGCAGCGGCACCGAGATCGCGTGCGTGAGCGCGACATTCGTCGGCACGTAGGCCTTGAACTCGAGCCCGCCCCAGGTGACGCGATGCGGATCGCCGTCGCCGGGGAGGTAGGTGATCTCCGCGCTCGGTTTGTCGCGTGCCGGTTTTTTCGTCACGGGCTTTGCCGCGCTCGTATCGTCGGGCTCCCGATCCGACACGGATGTCGCGTCGAATGGGAGCTCCGTCTTCGCAGTGGCCTTGTCTTTCGCGCTCATCGCCGTTGCCTTGTTGTTGGATGCAAGATGGCGCGCCGATCCAGAGTGGCCTCTGGACCGGCGCACGACGTTCGGAGTTGCCGCACTCCGCCCGCCGTATGGGAGTTGGGTTGAGAGATGTGGGACGAGTGCTCGGCGGCTCACACTTGCGCGTGTGGCACGCAGTGTGATTCGATTCGCGCGCCCTCATCACAAAGCGCGCTTTTGTTTGTCACGCGACGCGACATGGTTAAACTCGCACAGCGTCGATCTTGATTCGATCAGTGCAGCACGCGTTGCGTGTGTTCGCTTTCCGACCGTGCAAGTGGAGCCAAGGAACGGCGCCGCGCTTCAAACGTTATCTGCGTGGAGGCCGCAACGAGGAGGCAGTCATGCCGCTCTTGTTTTGGTATCCGATCATCGTGTGGTCGAGCATGTGCAGCCTTGCGCTCGACAGCGTGACGCCGCGAAAGCCGCGGCCAAGTCATATGCCAAGTCATTATATATAAACATACAGCGGTAAACTCACCCCACCGTAAACTCGGGACGGCGCCCGCAGGCAAGCCTGCGTCACTTGCCTGCGCGCCGGACCCGGAACGACACCAGGAATTTTTCAGCACGCCGATACACCGCCGCCCTCACCGCTTCAGCGCCTGCATCTCCGGGAACGGCTGATAGACCGCGCCCTTGCAGATCTCGCCGGTCGCGTTGACGAGCTGATTGAACCGGCCGCGCAGATAGACGGCGACGCTGTCTTTGGCGCCCATGTATCGGCCCTGACTGTCTTTCGCGTTGTACCTCAGGCACACGACGTAGCGATTGCTCGAGCCTACCGGCTTGAGCACGGGCTCGGCCATCTGCGCCTCGCGCACGTCGGTCGGATCGTTCAAATAGGTCTGCATGAAGGCGAGCAATTCGCTCTTGTAGTTCTGCGGAAACGTATTGACGTCGGAACTTTCCGCCGGCGCCGCGAGGGGATTGGGAACACTGCTGCAGCCGGCAAGCGCGAGCGCCGCGATCAGGACAAGCGGCAGCAGGCGCGATGGAAAATCCATGCTCGTCATCAAGTCGAGACACTCAAGCCATGATCAAGTCGAGACATGGCGACCAATGCAGGCAATCTCAGGCGCGCATTCGATCGATCCGTGCGAACCGCACCTCGTGCGCTTACAGCGCACCCGGGATATGCGCCAGTGATCCGATTCTAATATTCGCATCCCATTGAAGTGGGCAGCGAATGTCAAATCCGCTCCACTAGCGCGCGCGGTTCAACGCGATGGTAACGGATTCCACCTTGCTCCCCGGCGATTCCATCACCAGCGTCTGCTTGTCGCCGTGGGTGGTGACGTTGAGGAGCGCGGTGAAGGTGTCGCCCTCGGCCCGCACCTGGATTTGCGCTCCATTCGATCGGCCGACCACCCTGCCTGCCACCTTGTGCACGCTCTCGTACCAGTTGCCGACGAGCTGCTCGCCTTGCTGGATGATGTTGCTGCTCATCTCGAATTTGTAGGCGTCGCTGGCGCAGGTCAGCTCCTGGTCGATGCGAAAGCCGCTGTTCTTGACGACGTAATTGGCCTTGCAGCGGACGCGCTCTTTCGATCCTTCCTTGAGGTTGACGATGCCGCTGCCGGTCCAGGCGCCGCCGAGCTCTTCGAACGGACCGGACTGTTGCGCCTGGCTCAGCGCCGCGCTCGCCAGCAGAACCGACATCGCCACCGCCAGACGATGGCGCGATCGCCTCGCCGCGCCATCCGCAGTTGATCCGCCCCGCAAGACACTCAGCCAGACATCGAACCGCATGACATCTCCGTTCAGGACTATGGACTGCCGCCCCACGGCCTGTAGCACAAAGTGGTCCGCCGCTAAACGGCAGATGAACGTGACCACCACATGACATTACGCCAAGCCGATGCGGCAAGCCTTCCCCCGCGTCCTCCTATCCACAGCTCTGGCGGCCTCTCTTTAGCCCTTGCAAATGCTCGGGTATCCCAGTCGGACACGGGCGCCTGCCAGCCGGCCGGTGCGATTTTCGCGGCCACGGCGGATCAGGCTGGCGGCAGCGGAAGTCGGGTGTTCCCGACTTCCGCCTTATATCCAGACCGCAAGTCGGAAACATCCGACTTGCGCACGACACGCTACCGTCCCCGCCGAAACATCCCGGCCGGCTTTCACGTCACAATGCGCCTTTCCCCGGAG